GGTGCCGGCCCGGGACCCTAGCGTCCAGGCGGGCCGACTCCTCCAGCCACCATGACGGGGCGCGCCCGGTGCCCACGCAGGCACCCACCAGGAGGCCGTGAGCGTGGCGGCCGAGGTCGCGCCAACAGGTGCGGGCCATCTTCGGGGACACGTCCATGGCCTGACCCACGCGCCCGAGCAGGAAGAGCAGGTGTCGCCGGTTCTCGGGGAAGTCCAGCACCGGCCGCGGTGTGGGCAGGTCAGCGATACTCACGGACGGCTCCCCACGCTGGCGGGATATTCTCCATGGAGACGGGCTGGTCGGTGGCGATGTGGACTTTCCCGCTGGTCGTCAGCAGGAGCTCGTTGGGCACGTCTACGCGAATCATGCCGCGCCCATCCGGGCGTGAGGTGATGGGCTCGATCCTGACCATGTCCGTTGGCTCGACGGTGACAACTCCCGAGACCGTGTACCGCTGGGTGACCCCGCCGGGTCCGGGGACGTCGATGGTGACGTTCTCCAGGGCTGACTTGGTGATTTCGAGGAGGGTGCGCAGGTCGTTGACCAGGGCACGTTCCGCGTCGAAGTCGTAGCTGCTGCGGTAGCCCTCCCCCTCCTCCCAGGTGGTGAGGTTCTGCTCGATACCCTCGATGATCTGCTTCGTGGTCAGTTCGTCACTCATTGGTGTTCTCCTTCGGGGTAGGGGTATAGGCGATGGTGTACGGAGCGAGGAGCGGGTGAAGCTCGCTGCGCTTACCCTGAAAGACATCTTTGACCAGCCGCCACCAGCCGCCCTCGTCACAGAGCCACGGGTATCCGTTAGCGTCCAGTGCGACGGTCATGCTGGCGGCCCCGCGTGATGCGTCTCCGCCGTCGATCTGGCGTGGCCGGCTGGCCTCAGCCTCTTCGAGGAGCGCCCGATAGCGGCCTTCCCATGCGTCCTTCTCGCGAGCCTCGGCCTCCAGGTCGGCGATGTGGTTGACGAGGGTGCGAAGCTCATCCGGCTCTCCGAACCACAAGCCGGTGCAGGCGAACAGGGCGAGGTGCCCGAGAGCGGTCTCGATGTCGTCGCGGCTAGGCATTGCTGCTCTTCTCCTGGTAGCGCACGAGCCAGGCGAGGGCGAGGGCCCCTACCTGAGTGACTTCGGCGATGGTGTCGGCGTTGTGACCCGTGCCGCTGGTGTTGTCGTAGGTGAGGGAGGCGGCGACCTCCCCCACCTCCTCAGCCAGGGCGTAGAAGCGGTTTTCGTCCGTCGGGCCGTCCGCATCCAGGGTCATGCCCGGATGCTTGATGGCGGCCCGCTCCCATTCGGCGACGAACGCGGCCGCCGGGTCC